TAGTCATCGGCGTTATCAACGGTCTAGCCACAAGGTTTGAGAACTTTATCAACACAATCATCGGTGGGCTCAACGGCATCATCAGCCTTGCTAACGCTGCACTCTCAATCGTGTCATCTGTCACCGGTGGGGCAATCAAGATTCAGGTGCCAAAGGTGCCAACAGTTGTCATCCCAAAGGTGCCAGTCAAGACACCAACAAAGGTACCTGCCACAATTCCAGGACTCGCTATGGGCGGTATCGTTATGCCAAAGCCAGGTGGAGTTCTTGCCAACCTTGCCGAAGCAGGACAACCTGAAGCTGTTATCCCACTAAACAAGATGGGCCAATACACAAACAACAAGCCACAGAATGTTTACAACATCAATGTCAACGGCGGTGTTGGCTCTGGCTCGACTATCGGTAGGGCAATCGTTGAGGCTATCAAGTCCTACGAGCGTACTTCTGGTGCTGTCTTTGTGGGAGCGTAATGCCAGCCCCAGCAGTCAAAGTTGAACTAGGTCTAAACCTTGGTCAGGCAGACCCCTTTGCTTTTACCCTTGATGACGCTGTAAAGGGTCTACTAGACAACACAGGCTTTACCCTTGGTGGCGAGCGATTCTTTGACATCTCTGACAGACTTATCGCAACAAGCACAGCCCGAGGTAAGAACCAGGCACTAGATCGTATTGACGCTGGAACATCGAGCATCGTTGTTGACAACTCAGACCGACACTTTGACCCCTTGTATCCTGCTGGTCCTTACTTTGGTCAGCTCATCCCTCGCCGAACTGTCAGGATTACCTGCAACGACTTGCCAGTATTCCTTGGCTCGATAGATGACTTTGACATTGTTTACGCACCAAGCAACCGGTCACAGGTTCGCATAGATGTATCTGATGCCTTCTCAACTTTGACTAACTCAGGGCTTGAGGAGTTTACCCCTACTGCCCAGCTCTCAGGTGCTCGCGTGAACGCTGTGCTTGACAGACCCGAGGTTGACTGGCCAGCAGCCGAAAGAGAGATTGACACTGGCAACTCAACAATGCTCGGAGCCCTTGTAGCTGAGGGAACCTCGGTGCTTGAGTATCTGCAACTTGTAAGCAACTCTGAGTTTGGTGACTTGTTTATTGGCAAGGATGGCAAGGTTGTATTCCGCGAGCGAAACGCTGTACCGAACACCCCCAACCTAGTATTCAGCGATGAGGTAGTTGCAGGTGCCTACACAGGCATCCAGTTTGCCAGCGTAAACAATGTGTATGGATCTGAGAACCTTTACAACCGCATCCTTATCACCAACGCTTCCAGCCCTGCACTTGAGGCCTCGGCTGCCGATACTGACTCGCAGACTGTCTATGGACCTCGAAGCTACTCACAGAGCAACTTGCTAGTTGCGAGCCAGTCTGAGTTGCAGTTCTTGGCAGATTTCTTGCTTGCCAGGTTCAAGGAACCTCAGTACCGCTTTGAGTCTTTGACAGTAGTTATGGACACCCTTACTGAGGCCAACCAGGATGCTGTCTTAGATCTTGAGATTGGTGACATTGTGCTAGTTAGGTTTGAGCCCTCTGACATCCCACCGGCAATCGAGCAGTATGTGAGAATCATCGGCATCAGCCATGACTGGACCTCAACCAGCAAGAACATTACCTTTGCCCTAGAACGCCTTGACTTTGCCATCTTTATCCTTGACAACCCAGTCCTCGGTGAGCTGGACAATGACCGCCTTGCCTACGAGTAGTAAACTAAAACGAGAACATAAGGAACCCAATGCCAAGAAAAACCTTTACCGCTGGTGAAGTCCTAGCTGCTGCTGATGTGAACCTGTACCTCAGCAACGAGGTGACACTAACAGCCTCTACAGCTGCCTCTTACACAGTGCTGACCTCTGACCGGTACAAAATCCTAGAGTTTGACTCTGCTTCAGCTCAGACAGTAACCTTCTCAACTGCCACAGCTTTCCAGGCTGGCGAGCGTGTTGACATCTTGCAGGATGGTGCTGGAACAGTCACAATCAACCGAGCTTCAACAGCCGTAACTATCTGGGGTCGAGGAACCGCTGGAACTGCTTATCGAATTGGTCAGCGTTATGACGCTGTATCTGTGATCTGTGTGGGTACTGACTCTTACCGCATTATTGGTAACGCAACGGCGGTTTAGTCATGGCACTCTTTCCGTTAGGTATTTTGAGTGCCGCTGGTGCTAGTCCGGCGTTAGTTATTGAATACCTAGTTATTGCTGGTGGTGGCGGTGCTGGTGCTGGTCGTAGTTCTGGTGGTGGTGCGGGTGGTTTTCGCACAAATGTTTCAGGACAAACTTCTGGTGGTGGTTCAGCAGCAGAATCAGCGTTTACAGGAGTAATAGCCACAAATTACACCGTAACAGTCGGTGCTGGTGGTGCCGGTGGAGCTCCAAGCTCTAGGGGAACAACTGGCTCTAACTCAGTTTTTAGCACCATAACTTCAACTGGTGGTGGTGGCGGTGGTTCTGCATCTGGTTCACTTCCTCAAGGTCTAACTGGTGGATCTGGCGGTGGAACAAGCAACACTGGTACCGGCGGTGGAGCTGGAACAGCTAACCAGGGGTACGCAGGTGGTGCTGGAACAGGAACTTATGTCCAAGGTGGTGGTGGTGGTGCTGGTGGTGCCGGTGGAGCTAACGCCGGTGGTGTAGGTCTGTCCAATAACATCACTGGTACTGGTGTATTTAGAGGTGGCGGTGGTGGTGGTGCCGACACTGGTGCTGGTGGTAATGGTGGTGGTGGAACTGCTGTAAGAAACACAAAGGGTGGAGATGGAACTGTAAACACTGGTGGTGGTGGTGGTGGAAACTATGCCAATGTGACTGCTGGTGCTGGTGGTTCTGGAGTCGTTATTCTTAGATACCCCGGTGTTTACACAATAACTATTGGGGCAGGACTTACAGGAACAACGGCTACATCGGGAACAAACAAAGTCACAACAATTACTGCTGGAACTGGGAATGTGAGTTGGGCATAATGGCACACTACGCTTTTTTAGATGACAATAATCTTGTCACTGAGGTCATCACTGGAATTGACGAAACTGAGCTGATTGAAGGCAAGGATACTGAAACTTGGTACGGAGAGTTCAGGGGCCAAGTTTGCAAGAGAACAAGCTACAACGGAAACATTAGAAAAAACTACGCAGGTATTGGCTTTAGCTATGACGCTGCACTAGATGCTTTTATTCCACCAAAGCCTTTTGACTCTTGGGTTCTTGATGAAGCAACTGCACAGTGGGAAGCCCCAATACCAAAGCCAGAAGGCAACTACCGCTGGGATGAAACAACTATCTCATGGCTAGAGGTTTAGGAAGTCTAAAGCGTTCTGATACTTCTGAATCGAGTATTTAGAGAGATAGCTTGCTGGGTCAGTTTTTGGTCTAGCAAGCTTCTTTTTTACATTGTGCAATCCAACAATGCCATAAGCGTTTAGATCATCATGCTTATCTACTGCCTTGATGTTGTCAAAGTTGTAATCAAATAAGTCCAAACCTAAAAACTCATGAATCCTGTCAAGGGTTGAAACTGGGTTATCTAACAACTCATCAAACCAAACAACACACACTCTGTCCTTGTGGTTCTTTAGCAAGTTAGCAATAGAGTAGATAGCTCGGTCAAGCTCGCCATTAGGAATCATTAGATTCTCAACAATGGCATCGGTTTCATCTCGATACTGCGATGACCAAAGGTTGTTGTCTAAGTAAGGAGTGTGCTTTATAGCCTTCTTTGTTTGCTGAGAAACCTTTACAAACGAAGCAAGCACCTCAAGGATTGGTCTCATAGTCAAAATAACTTTGCCATCCTTGCTGACATAACCGCTTAGGTGGTCCCAGTTGTATGGGGTACCCCAACCCCTGTTCTTGTCAATAATGACCGGCTTCTCAATGTGGCTGTAAAAGGTATCTGCCATGTTATGCATTACCGAGGCAAAGCCTTGGTGTAGCAACCCAGCTTTATAGCTCTCAAAGTTTGGTATCTCACTCTCAAGCTTGTAGAGCAAACCAATGAGATCAGTCTGTGGACTGGCATAAACTTCAGGGTTTTGATTTAAGATTGCCGAAAGAACTGTGCTGCCTGAACGAGGCAAGCCAGCCATGAAGTGATAGGTTTTAGTCATACCGCAACCCTATAACAATGGGCAGGTAAAATAAACACATGACTACATCCCCTTTTTTGAGAAACAGGCCCAAAGCATAATGGCTGAGGAAACAACTGGGGTACGCATAACTCAGCAGATGATCTATCAAAAGCAAATTGAGATGAACGACACTCAGCTCAAGATGCTTGTCAAACTAGACAACCTGGATGATGTGCCAGACAGGATTAGAGAAGTCGAGCTGTCTTTGGCTCGCCTAGCCTGGATTGAAAAGATTGCCTACACAGGCCTTGCTGCTGGTGTAGTTGCCCTTATTGGATCGCTACTAAACATGATTGGAAGAATGTGAAAACGAAACCTCAGATGCCTCTAGATGGCAAGTTTGGCAAAGACTGGAAAGTCACTAGCCCATTCGGTTGGAGAATCCATCCCATCGAGAAGTATAAGAAACATCACAATGGTGTAGATCTATGGGGACCAAAGGCAAAGATTTGGAACGAAGCCTGGCATGACGGAACAGTTGTGGCTGCCGGAACCTCTAAGCTAAAGAACCCAGACGGCTCACTAGGTGGCGTTGGCTACTATGTTGACATTCGCTCAAAGATAAACGGCGAGTGGTACACAGCTCGCTATGCCCACATGGTTGAGAACTCACTAACTGTTGTCAAGGGTGAGAAGGTCAAGGCCGGAACTCGACTAGGCATCATGGGGAATACCGGTGCCTCGGCTGGCCGACACCTACACTTCGAGATCTGCAAGGGCAAGTACCTAAAGTGGACCTCAGACGGCAAGGGCTATGTTGACCCCCTAAAGTTTGTCAAAGCCACTATTGCTAAGTGGGAACTCGATGCTGAGGTTGGACTTCCAACACCTGACACAGGTGAGGTTGCCCCTGCTCCAGTTCACGAGCCAGCCCCAGTACCTAAAGCCCCTAAACCCCCAAAGGTGCAACCGAAACTTGCTAAATAACTTAGCCAAAACTAAAAGCCTACGAGTCATGCTTGTAGGCTTTTTTTTATTCCTTATGATCTGGCAGCCGACCCCTGCCTATGGTGCTCAAGCTTGGGCAACCATCACTTGTGCCGACTCGACTGGCACTCAGCAAACCTTTACAGTTGGATGGGAAAATGAAAACAACTACTTCTTGGATAAAGGCAACATTCCCCAGCACTTTTGCGAGGGTGGCTATGCTGGTCAGTTCACCACTTTTGTTGGTGTTGTATCTAGTGACGGCACTGAGCTGGACCCTGCTTTGCTTTACCATCCTGGTTATCTTGCTCCTGATCCTGTGGCCCCCACTCCTAGCCCTGAAGCTGTACCGGAAACTGAAACCACAGTAAGGACCGATGATGTTGAACGAACCGAAACAGTTGAACGCACCGAGGATGTGGCTCGCACTGAGGAAGTTGTCAGAGAACCTGAGCCAGTGGCTCCGGTGGCTCCCATAGCCCCAGCCCCAGAGCCAACCCCTGAACCTACGCCTGAACCTACCCTTACACCTACCACAGAACCAGAACCTAGCCCCACAAGCCCTGTAAAGCCCGTAGAGCCTACAAAGCCCCCAGAGGTCATAACACCTACCCCAGAGGCTACCGAGCCCCCTACGAGCCCCACAGAGCCGACAATTCCGAGCGAGCCTACCCCTGAGCCTGAGTTGCCAGAGGTAATAGTAAGCATCGAACTAGCGTTAGAAGCGGTTAGTAAACTGGTAGATAACCTACGCTCAATCGGGTCAGACATGACACCGGAAGTTAGAGAACAGGCCCAACAGGTTGTGGTTGCTTCGGTGATCGTGACACAGGTGGCCTTGGCAGGTAGGAAACCCTAGTGAAGTTCTTGAAAGACCAGCTTGACCAGGTATGGACAATTCTTGGCTTAGGCATCGCTTGGGTCGTACTCGAAGGCACAGCTAAAGACTTTGCTGGCTGGGCCATTCTCATAACAATCACGATCTGGGCAGCAACTTACCCACTACGAAAGGACTGACCTATGTGGTTAGACATCGCACGCAGAACCCTAGCTGTAATCATCTTGAAGGTCACCGGTATCTTTGTCGGTGGAGCAGTTATTGGCCTTGAGGTAGCTCAGGCAGTAGCAATGGCAGCCTTCGCTGGAATCATCGATGTAGCTCAGGAGCTCTCACGCTCATACCTGGCTGATGGTCAGATTGACGCTGATGAGATCAACAAGTCCTTTGGCAAGATTGCCGAAAAGACTGACAAGAAGTCCTAAGACCTCAGCTTCGAGCGTTCCTCGGCAGTAGTGCCACCCCAGATGCCTACCATCCCTGCTGACAGGGCATAGTCAAAGCACCTTAGTCTGACCGGACAGTCGTTGCAGACTTCCTTAGCTACGGCAATAAGTTTCTTTCGCAGATACACATCTGGCTCATCCTCAGGGAAAAAACACTCTGGCAGTTGACTGCACTCAACGCCCCCATTCTCGCTGATCGCGTGTTGCAGTTCGATGTATTTGCGTTCCAGTTGTCTAAATGTCATAGGCCGACACTAGAGTAAAAACACGATAAATAGCAAACCCACGCCGAGAGAGTTAGCGTGGGCTTGCCGACAAGGAAAGAGAGGGAAACCTTGCCAGTTTCTAAGCTACCAACCGAGATAAACAAGTTGCAGGATGCAGTCCTGCTAGGTGACTTTGCCAACGGCTCACCGGAGTGGCACTCACTACGCAATGAACCAGGTGCAGTCGGTGGCTCTGACATCGCTGCTATTGCCGGACTCAGCACTTGGGAATCAGCAATAACAAAGTGGGCTAAAAAGACTGGTCAGATTCCTGATGAAGTCGAACCCAACATGAGCATGAAGCTCGGCACAAAACTCGAGGCACCTATCTTGGAACTGTTTGCCGATGAGCACCCTGAGTTGGAGATCTACGAAACAGGCACATGGGCAAACAAGATCTACGACTGGGCAAGAGCAAACCTTGACGGACTTTACAAAGATGCCGATGGCAACTGGGGCATCATCGAGGTCAAGTTCAGCAGAGATTATTGGAGTGCTGTCCCACAGTCGTATAGAGCACAAGTGCTTTGGTACATGAAGGTCTTTGGCATTAGGCGAGCAAAGCTTGTCGCACTAGCTGGCTCTAGCTACATGGAGTTTGAGATTGAGTGGGATGAGTTTGAGGCAAACACACTTTGGGAGTCTGCCCTTAGATTCCGGCAAGCTTGCCTAGATCTAAAGATGCCTGATTGGGATGGGTCTAACTCAACACTAGAAACTATCCGAGCACTCAGCCCGAACATCGAGGATGGCGAGGCTGACCTGGATGAACTTGGGGTGCACTACTTCAACGCTGTCAATGACGCAGAGAAGGCTAACAAGCTAATGACAGACCTCAAGGCTAGAGTTATCAAAGCAATGGAAGGTAAAAAGCGAGGCATCATCTACGGCGAGCACCTGCTTAGTCTTAGATCAAGAGCCGGTGGAGCACCTTACTTGCACCACGAGAAGGGAAAATAAGAGATGGCACAAAGCTACAAAGGTCCACTAGATTACATAGATGTTGCAACACGCATAGTTGAGTTCAGAGAGAAGTTCCCACAAGGCTCACTACAACAAGTCAAGTACGAGTTTGTCGTTGTCAATAACAAGAGCTGGGTTGTTTATACTGCTGCCGCTTATCGCTCACCAGATGACCAGCGACCAGGTATAGGAACAGCTTGGGAACCAATCCCAGGACCGACAAACTTTACTCGTGACAGCGAAGTTCAGAACGCTGAAACTGCTGCATGGGGTAGAGCGATGGTTGCTGCCCTAGCTGTTGACACAAAGAAAGGTATTGCCTCATCTGAGGAAGTACGCAACAGACAGGTCAAGAGTTCGGCAACGGCAAAAGACTGGCTGGCAATGTCGGCAGAATTAGGCAATGACCTTGATGGTTTACGCTTGCTATACAGCGAGGCCAAGACTGGTGGGGCTGATTCAGCAACGCTAGACAAGATCAAGGACATCGCCAATGGACTATCAGGCTCAAAGGATTCTGCTTAGTTCCATACTTGAAGTGCAAGAGTGTCTGCATGAGCAATACGAGAAGGGTGAGCTAGACAGCCTCACCGACCTATGGCGATTACAAAGAGAGAAAGCTAGAAGGCTAAGAGATGGAAATTATTACACCAGGCCACATAGTCCAGGAGCTACAACGCCTGACAAGCGAGATGGACAAGGGAGCTAACGCACTCTACGATGCAGAGTGCAAGATGGCTGATGCCGATGCTGCTTATGACAAGGCAGTGTCTTTAGCCTTCCTGAACAACGCTGGCACTGTGGCAGACCGGCAAGCTGTGGCTAAGTTGCAGTCGGTAGAGGAAAAGCTCAAGGCTGATCTAGCCAAAGCCGAATACAACAGGGTCCGAACTAAGCTAAAAACCTTGTCAGACCAAGCCACAATGATGGCAGTTATCAGCAAAAATGTCGAAATACAGTGGAAACACGCCTAGCTGGTAGCCTACTTGGGTGATTGCCGAAACCTGCTCATGTGGGGCCAAGTTCAGGACTGATGAGCCTGAGCCACTCAAGCTTGTCCGAGAGTGGAGAAGAAAACACACTTGCCAGGAACCTGCACCAGAGTTGCGTGACATCGAAACCACAAGCACCATCGGCTTTAGTGCCGACTACCGTGGCACCGGACTAGATCTACCTGCTAAAAAATACGATCCTTGGGAAGATGATGAATAAAAAAAGCTTCCAAAAGTTTATAGATCGCGACAAGTGTTGCAGTCATTGTGGCACTACCGATGACACGCTTATCCCTCAGCATCGAGCTAACCGAGGCATGGGTGGCAGTAGAGCCTTAGACAGACCTAGCAACATCATTGTGCTTTGCAGTGCTGCCAACTTTATGCTTGAGTCCAACGCTCGGTTTGCCGAGATGGGCAGGTTATTCGGCTGGAAGCTAGAGCGACACCAGGTGCCAGAGTTTACCCCTGTTTACATGGGTGACGGCTGGTGGCTGTTAGATAACGACTTCAACAGGACACCGGTGCCAAATAACGACATCGAATACTTTTAGGGTGCTAAGGTAAAAACATAACTAAATAAAAAGGCCCCCCTGAGATAACTCAGAAGGGCCGATACCAACAACTGGACTGTTGGCATCCCTACTAATCATAGTGTGCCAACTCATTCGAGAAAGGCACATTTTATGTTTAACTGGGACAACAAAACACTCGCCGAGGTACTGGCAATGTACGGCGGCAACATCTTTATGGCAGAGATGGATTACCGAGCTATGGGCTTGACCCCTGGCGATTGGGTAATGCTAGTCAAAGAGGGCTACGATAACAGAGTCGTAAGCCCAACAGTAATGATGCTGATGGCTGAGAGAGCAGAAGCGTCATGCCTCTAATTCGAGGGCACCACACCTTTGATGACCACTTCACCCAGATACCTAACGACTGGGTAAGGGATTCTCGATTGACCCTAAAAGCCATTGGGCTACTAACGCAACTAATGAGCCACCGACCTGGTTGGAACAT